CTTTTGTTTATTAATCTCTTTAAGTTCCGCAATATAGTCTGCATCTTTAGCCATGACTTAACTTCCTCTTCTGTTATTCTCGTTTTGTTTATTTATGTGTTCAACTAACATAGCAACGTATATCTCTCTTTCCCACGGGATCATATTCTCAATATCCGAAAGACTGTAGTTGTGGTGCTGCATCATTGCAAAATTAGTCTTTAGGTACGATCCCAAACTTGTGTGGGAAAGAGCCACTAGAAAAAAGAGTCCAGTCCTCTCAATACTACATCAGAAGTAACTTTGGTATTTGGATTAGTAACCGGAACAGTAATTGTTACTGACGGTATATTCTCAAAGAACTTACCAATAGTTTCTAATTGTTTTTGTGTCATTGATTCAATAAATGACTCAACTTCTTCTTTACTGAAATCTGATACATCAAATACTTGATCCCCATCATATATAGATACAAGTGACTTATTTGTAACTTCAATAAGATTATCATCCACTAATATATCAGAAGTTAATGTTGGGTATTTAAGAACAATTCCGACATTATCTTCCAGTTTAATAGTGTTCGAACCCTTCTTTGGTTTCTCACAGACGATATCGTTCAAGTTGATTTGTGCTTCTACATAAGTCTTGTTATCATCTGGACATAGTAATTTAACATCAACCACTTCTCCTACAGATTTAGATCGAAGATTAAGGAAGAGATACTCTACATCAAATCCAGGTGCAGTTTCTGTATCAAATTGTCCGAAAGTGCAATTCTCAATAATTTGTGCAATTGCCTGTTTTCTATCTGATTCATCACCAGTTTCATTGGCAATCATTAATAACTTTTCCTCTTTAACTAAAAAAGATCTATATTTAATCTTTTTGCCAGAAGAAGGTAAAGCCATTGAATAGGTTGGTACTTGTAACTTAGGTAAAGCCATAATTTATTTCCTCATTTCATTTGTAATACATTAATAATATTGTACAATATATATTTATACATCAAGTTTCGGTCACATCACCTAATGTGTCTTCAATAAATGTCTTCACTTTCTCCGTTACTGCACGTGCAGGTGAAGGTGTAGTAGTTGTTGGTGCAGGTGGTAGCTTGAAGCTCGGTGCAGCCATAAGACTTTCGTCTCTTGACACATCACGCCAGTTTTCTTTCGCTGGTTTCGTGGTGGTTTTTTCTTTTGGTAGTTCAGATTCCCAATGAGTATAGTGAAATGTTACACCAACCTGAGAAAGCGCGTTTGCAGATGACCAGTCAACTGTTACAGGTGCAACAGTCTTTGGATAAACATTAAAAAGTGTTACTTTATAAGTCCAGTCGTTGTCTTCATTGTATACAATACCGTTTATATCTGCCTCGGACAAATCGTTTTTAAGTTGATATATTTCCATTGTGGTGGTATAATCATTATAGTATTTACCTTGACCCTTTGACATGTGGTATGTAGTCTCAAGCCAGTCATCAAAGAATTTCTTTTGAAACATATCTTCTGCAACATAGAACGAAGCAGACTGGACAGCATACGCCATATCAACAACAATATCATATGGAAAATCTGTAGCTACAGAGGCAGACAACGGTACAGCGGCTACATCTGGTAGAGTTGTTGAATGACACATCATATTAATTTGTTTAATGGTTTCGCCTGTGAATTTTTTACCGAAAGACTCTTTCTCAGACAGGTGTGGGCCAGTTCCACCTACATTGATTTTAACTCGGAAGTGTGCGTTTTTCGCAAAACCTTTGTGGACAGCCTGAGAAATGAAACCGCTCAACTTAGAACGCTCACCCATTTGTTCGCCAGTATTTGTGTCAATAGGTCTTGTCCTATTAGCCTCTAAATCTACAGGTTTGTTTAGTTTATCTCTAATTGTGGTATATGCACCATATACCTGAGATCCAATGGAGTATCCTTTACTTAATAATGACATTCTTTATCCTATTAGTTTTCGAGAGTCTTTGTGGACTTGTTTTTGTGTAGCGCCTTTGAATCTAGCCGTGGGAAGAAATGCTGCTATCTCCCAAAGGTCTGATGAAATAAACTTTACTTGAGATTCAACATGCCCTATTAAATATCGCTTAAGACATGGTTTAAACATATTTAGTTTGGCTGTGGCTTTTAAGAAGTTGTATGACGCCTTGAACTTAGTCGTTTCGTCAAACTTTTTATTATTAGTTATCTTCAGTAACTGATCCATAAACTTCGCGCGTATTGGCATCGGAAGATAGTGAAGGTTAATACCATAGAACCCCTTTTCTGCAGGTCCAACCATTATGATTAGAGGGAACTTATCGTAGTATGGCAGAGTATCTTTAGTTTTAGGATCATAGATATATGTATACATCCGTCCGGGCTTAGGGGTCGTAACATTCTTTAAGTTTTCATCCTTAAGAACTGTGTTCTGTTGTACACGAACACCCTTTAGTTCAGACCTAAACCATGCACGGGACTCTTTAGTCTGTGCAGGGATTCTCTTTTTATATGCTAGTGCTTGTAGCTTGTCGAATATCGATTCCATTATACTATTTATATAATTTATTTAATACCAAGATCAGTTTCGTCCACAACACGAAAAACATGATTATTCTTCTTACACCACATCTCTGCTGCTTCCCATTTCGCTTGGTTTACAACATATGTCTTAGCTTCTTTGATGTACCTAATCTGATTTTTAGATTTCCTAGGGGGTTTTCTCTGACTTCTTGGTTTAACTTCAATGATATATCGAACTATAACACCTTCAGTATTCTTTATCTTTGCATAAAAGTCTGTAAAGTATCGATGGAACTTACCGTCAAGAGGAGAAAGATATGGTATTACAATTTCTTCAGAGCTCCATTCAAGTACGCCCGGAGTTCTATCAAGGTAATTCATCATTTTAAGTTCCCATGATGACCTATAATAAATATCAGACCGCTTCCCTCGATACTTTGTAGGATGCTTCGGTTGATATTTACCTTGATGATATTTCATAATTGTATTTATGTATAAATAGTTATATAAAATTAACATAGATTTTAGGACAATCAATCATGGCTGGAAACAATAATCAAGGTACTCTACAACTTATTCAATACCCAGAGGGTGTGAGTAAGGATTACCCAACATGGGTTAAGTATGAGTTATGGGACTATGATCCAAAAAACTCAACTAAGTCTAGTAAGGGTGCCACCCATATAGGTATGAGTGTAAAGAAGTTGACTGTTGCTTCTATAGCGCTTGGTTCAGACGCCCCTGTTACTATAACTGAAGCACAAAATTGGTCACAAGATTCTGCAGGGGGTATACTCTCTCAGATCGCAGCTGCTGCAGCTGGGGGTTTTATAAAGGGCGATGGCTTTTGGCACACGTTTACGAGCACACTTAAAGCTGGTGGCAATAAAGCTAACAATTTTAAAGATGGAATATCAAGCTTGGCAGATAAAAAATTATCTAACCTAACACAAACTAATACCGCAGTTGTTGATAAACTGGCATTAAAATATGCTGGTCCATCTGGTCCTCGAAGCTTCTCTATGACTCACACGTTTACTCCTCGTTCAAAGAGGGAAGGCACGATAGCTCAAAAGATAATTAAATTGTTTAGAAAATACTCAAGTCCTTCTATGGCTAAGGATTCTGGTGAGTTCTACACATCCTATAAGTATCCAACATTATTTAAGGTTATTCAGATGGCTGGGGAGAAACCTAATAAAGCATACCCACCCTTTGATGTTTGTTATTGTAAATCTGTTAATGTTGAATATGGCGACGGAGCGGGTAATACATTTTATGGTGACAATACACCAGTAACATATAAGTTAACTTTGGAATTTGAAGAAATCTCCGTAGTAACTAAAGAGTCTATAGAGGGGGAAAGTTAATATGTATTTCGAAGCCCATAATGTAATTAAGTATGATGGTGAGGATGTAGTTGACATATTCAGAAAATCTGTAGTACCGCTTGGACTAACAGACGAAACCTTGTTTGAGTCTTATACAGTGCTTGATAGAGAGTCTCCAGAAACTATAGCCTATGAGTTATACGGGTCAAGCGAATATCATTGGGTTATACTTACAATAAACAATATAGTTAATATTAATAAGGATTGGATGCTTTCTGTTCAAGACTTCGGTAAGCACGTAACAGATAATTACTCCGAACCAGATGCAGCACACCATTATGAAGATTCTGATGGCGATGTTGTTGATTACTCAACTGATACACCTGTATCTAACTACACGCACGAAGAACGTATTAATAATATTAAAGCTAATATTAAAATTTTAAAACCTCGATACCTTGCACAGTTTGTTGAATCTTTCAAAGTAAATCTTAAGGGTTAATTTATGACATCACTCTTTGAAGATCTTCAAAACAATAAAGTTGCAACTGAGCCAGGACAGTTTGAAATAGTATATATCGCTATCGACTCGAAGGTCGGTCTGTTCGAGATAACTGCAATGGTTAAGCAAATTAATTTATACGAATCTATATTCAAGACCTTTATGACTGGTGCTTTAGTTATTGAAGATGTTAATGACACAATATCACAGGCAGCTATAACTGGTAATGAACCTGTTTACATAAAATTTAAAACTCTCGGTTCAGATAATGCCATTGACATTAAAATGTTAATTAATGGTGTTATGGAAAGGCAATCTACTTCAGATTCGGGTGAGGTATACTCTCTTACGTTAATATCACCAGAATTTTTAAATAATACCAGAAAGAAAGTTTCTAGATCGTTAAACGGTAGTTATTCTGATATGGTAAAGGGTGTATATAATAATTATCTTTCTGATGGTGTTCCCCTATGGATCGAAGAAACCAGTAATAATAACAGATTAATTATACCAAACACATCACCAACTGAAGCGATTGGAATGGCAACACAGTTTGCAGAATCCTCTACAGGTGGAACAGTAAATTATCAATTCTTTCAAACTACAAAATCATTTCAATTTAGATCTATATCTGCAATGGTTAATAATGACGAAGAGTTAGTATTCCGAACAGATATTGAAGGTGATTCATCTCAATCTATATCATTTTTAGATAAGGTTCTTAGAGTTTCTGAATTCGAGCTGCTTGAGGATACGGATATAATTAAACATACTAAAATTGGCACTTTTGGGTCTTCGCTAATTGAACACGACATCCGTTCAAAAAACTGGAATACTTCTAAATTTAATTATCATGAATCTGGAGCATTATCTGGACTTAATGCTAATATGGTATCTCCAAAAGGTCCTGTTACAGAAAATAAAGAAGGTATATCAGAGTTTGCAGATTCTAATGTCTCTATGGTGTCAGGAGCATCTAAGTTTAATTATCAATATCAACAGGGAGTTCCACAGTTTACAAGTATTGACTACTCATCCGCAATAAAACGCAGACAACAGGTTAACGCTATAAACTTCCAACGAGCTCAAGTTTCAATTCCAGGTATCTCTGGTCTTCAAGCTGGAGATCTTATTACACTCGACATACCAAGACGTTATTCAGCTGATAACGTTGTTAAAAATAAAAATGTTAAGAATGAAAAATTGAGCGGGAGATGGTTAATTGAATCTCTTTCACATCAAGTTGGTGAAAAATATAAGTGTGTATTAATTGTCACTCGCGACTCTGTGCCAGAAGCACCAACTGAATATACTGAACTATCCTATCCAAATTCCACATCTAAGATTATAGACTCTTCTAAATCCAACCGATAATTCAATAAGTTTTAGGCAAAAAAAAGGACCCTTGCAGGTCCTTTTCCAACTTCGTCCTAAGGTAGAACTAAGTTAAACTGTAGTAGTTGGATTATTAGAAGTAAAGTAGTTATACGCCCAAGTAATTCCAAACTCCTCAACTGCGTCATTAGAATCATACGCAAGATCAACTGCAGCAATAGCAGTAGGCATTAAACCAAAGAAGTTATAAGTCTTCAATTTAGCACCAGATCTATCAAGCTGATGTACAGTAGCTGATGATTGATATAATAGAGGATTTGTTACATTTGAAGCTTCAATTAATGTACGATCCATACCATCCATCCAGCGCTCAACAGCATTGCGAATTGCAAAGTCTGTGTCGTTAAGGACAGTTGTTTCCCAATCCTCATAAGTGCGATCACCCGCCACTTTAAGAATTCTACCGCGATAAGGAACTTCCGCTACACCAATAGTAGATGCAGGAAGAGAAGTTGCTTTACATAGGAATTGAAATTTTGAGGCAACTCCACCAGCCATTGCAATTGCAGGGAAGTTAATTATAACTTCAAACTGGTTAGCACGTGCTCCACCACCTGTAAGGTTGGATTTAAAGTGTTCTATATTAGCCATGATTTATGCCCCCACTTCAGAAAAGCTAACACCAGTTCTTGTAGCAACGAACGTTAATGTTATAAAGTTAATGGAACGCGCTGGTTTGATGTAGATATCAGCTCTGAATTCATTGCGGTCGATAACATCACCAGTATTATTGGATGTGTCACAAACTACTTTAAAGTCTGTAATACCACGTCGACCTTGAACATCGCGTAGGAAAGGTTCAGTCATTGCGACAAAGTTTGAACGAGTAAGTTCATCATTTAGTTCGAATAATTGAGCTCTTGAAGCGATTGAAATTGCTTTTTCCAAAACCATAAACAAGCGACGTACGTTAATACGGTCAAATGCAGATGCTTTAGTCTGAGCAGTTTTATCACCCCAAAGTAATGTACCCATACCAGGAAATGTTACTACTGGATTAATACGAGCTTTGTAAAGTGTATCACGCTCATTTTTCTTAGGGTTAAATGCTAATTTAGTAACAGATTTAATGTTACCACGGCTCATACCAGCTGGTGAGAACCAAGGATCAGCAACATCGTCTGTATTAGCACATGAACCAGCTAAATCACCATTTAATGGTACCCAACGATATACATCATTGTAAGTATCATATTGGTATTTCCAACCAGAATCAAACACTACATAAGAAGTTGAGCTTAATGTATCAAAGTAAGATTTAACATTAGTTGTTTGAGTGGCAGATGATGCAACACCTACAACATCAGTTTGCTCTGGTGAGATGAAACCCAGACAATCTTTACGTGAGTTGCAGAGGTTAATAATGTTTTGTGCATGAACTGAAGAACCAGGACCTGCCATAATTAAGTTAACATCAACTGTATCAGCGTCATTGAATAGGTCTAAACCTTCTTTAAAGTCGCCAGCTGTAGGATAAACACCGTCAGCACCAGATGCTAATGATAAGTCATAAGCAGCTTGTGTGGCATCATATGTAACACCCTTAGCAGAACCACCAAGTGCAGGAGTTACTGTAGCATGTTCCATGAAGTAAACGTATTGTGAAGAACGGAATAAAACGTCCTTGATATACATACCTTCACCTGTTACTGATTTAGCGTCAGATGCTTTAGAAACAACAAATGTCTCTAGTACAGTATTAGCAACACCGGTAATACCACCGTCTTCGTCCGAAACAACAACATACATTTCGTCGTTAGCACCGCCAACATCAGAAGCATAGTCTGTTGTACCTGGAGCAACATCAAACAAACCTTCGTGTGCCCAGCTTGAAAATCCAGTTGCTGAAGGTAAAACGTCTACTTTAAGACTGTTACCCCATACGCCAGGAGTTTTTGCAGCAAATTCACCAACAGCTGTTGGAGTTGCGTCTTCCCAGATTGAATCATTTTTGATTAATACACCAGCAGTACCTGATGCGTTGAGTGCAGCAGTTTCGTCGATTGCTCGAACGACCTTTAATGCACCAGAATATTTTAAAAAGTTTGCAGCAGTATACCAAGACGCAGCATTTGCACTATCAGGTTTTCCGAATACTTCTACTAGTTGGGCTTCTGTTGAAACCTCGACAATATTGTCGCATGCACCTTTGTTAGCTGCAATAACGATACCACCAATACTAGTTGAAACATTAGGAATGATTGTAGTCAAATCCTTCTCTTGAACTAATACTCCTGGGCTGACTTGAAACGCCATAGTAAATCTCCCGTTAATTGTAATAAGTTCTTGTATAACAAATTATGTTATACGTTTATTTATATAAATAAGTTTTAAGTATCGCGTGTTATTATTAATTGTGTGAAATTTGGGAAACAATATGCAAGGAAGACCTAGACTCTGGAGTGTGTACTACCACATAGATAAATTTGGTGAAATAATTGACATCTCTAGTTCCGATGAGGATATACTCAACAAAACAATTAGATGTTATATGAGTAGGTTAACTTTATCTGAATCAAAATTACTAGTTAAAATGATGTTAATTAAATATGGATTATCTATTGGGAAATTGCCGAATGAGATACCTTCGAAGTTAATGTATCTTAAATTTCCACCAAAGAAACATAAATCTAGAATATCAACATCATGGAATAAAGGATTGAAGTCTAATCACACTAATAAAACTTCATCTGTTAAAGCTAATAACAAAGTTAAAAATAAAAAACTTAATTGGTTAATTGATACGTATCAGGATAAATCTTGTATCTATTGTCACGAAGGGGAATCAGCATGTTTAATTTACCATCCAGATATAGATGAAATTAATAAAATTAATAACTTATTAGGTATCAATGAATCAAGGATTGAATTAAATAAACTTATTGACCAACAAGACGTACATTGTTTAAATTGCAATAAGAAATTAGATATAGGATTAGAATTAGGATTTAATATTTAATTAAGTTAAAATCTTGTTCTCAAACCGGATAGGGTATACAGACAGAGACATATTAGTATTAATATTTAAGGTAAAATCTAGTCACAGGTATATTAAGGTAGATTACGAATTCTACTAGCCTAGTCCCTGTTAATTCAGGAATCTTAATTGGACTCGACTGGATATACATATCATCCAGAATCGTTAAATGTCCCGACTCGATTTCTTCTTCATATTTTGCTTGTACAGACTCAATGAACGGATGCAACAAAACAACGGTTTCGTTGGTAGCCTTTATAACCCGATAGCTTGCGACTCAGACGGTTATGATAACTTTATAAGGTACTTTTTTAATTCTTTTCTTGTTATTTATAATAAATTAATTTATAGTTATAACTATATCTTGGAATATAATACTATTATAACACGTATTACTTCTATTGTAAACACTTTATTGTTTATAAATAAGAATATTATATATTAACTAATGACGCGGGGTGGAGCAGTTTGGCAGCTCGTCGGGCTCATAACCCGAAGGTCACAGGTTCAAATCCTGTCCCCGCAACCACTTGCTACGCATCTTTTGTTATTTGTAATACATCAATTTATAGTAACTATTATACAGAACTATTTAGTAGTTGTCTACCCCCCTTAAGTTGTTGTTGTTTTTTGGTAACAGTAAATAAAATAAATATAAAATAGTTCTTGACAATTTAATAAATATATAGTATAATGTATATTAAACCATTGAAGAGGAATTTAAATTATGTCACTATTTGATGTTACAACTGGAATGATTCATGTAGCTTATGAACCTGTTACACTTGAAGGGTCGTTCGACGAAGAAGGTCGACCACTTAAGGAAATTAAGATTAAACAGGCTAAGGTTGGTCGTGAGGCAGAATACGTTGATGAGTCTCCTTGTAAACCTTGTCCAGATAGGGCGGGATGTAAGATTGAATGTGTGTCCTTTAAGACATATGTGAGAAACCCAGCTAAGTATTTTAAAATGATAAAGGAGTCTGTCTAATGGCTAAAGTAAAAACCAGAAAGGCAAGAGACACCTCTACACCTGAACCAATTCTCTCTGAGAATTATTCAAAGATTCAATTAGGTATAGCACTGAATTGGTATTCTACTTCTATTGATCGTGCAACATCAATATCCTATCTTAATACATATTTAAAGGATAGAAATCTTAAGAAGGATATTAGTGCTGCGGGTTCTACAATGGGGTCTGTCGCTCGATTGATATCTCGTGGGCAAGTGACAGATGAAAAGAGTTTGAAATGGATGAGTAACAAGGTTGATAGTTTGCCCGGAAAGGTAATTGACCCTAAAGTAAGCTCTCCTAATAAAGTTGTTTCTATTAAAGAGGCTACTAAGAAAAAATTAAACCAATATATTACAGGTCTTGACCATGAGCTTGATGATTTCATAAACCTTAACAATTTTAAGTCTGACTTCTCTGTTAAGAAGTATTTGGCTAATATGTCGGTTAAGAGTTCATATTCGAGAGGTATAGTTGGTTGGCTTAATTCTATTAAAGAAGAGTTTGAATTATCTAAGACGGATGAACATTATAAAGAGGGATATTCAAATTTTACTTTAGCTGAGAAAAATAAAGTTATTAAACTAATTGTGGAGTGGGTTGATACTGTTAATACGTATGAAGCTATGATGAAACCTGTTAGAGTAAAGAAGGCGAAGTCACCAGATAAATTAACTTTGAAGTTAAAGTATCAGAAAACTTCGGTTGATCTTAAGTTTAAGATGAACTCAGAAAGTCCTCTCAACCTAATTGAAGCTAAAGAGGTTTGGACATATAACACAGCAACCAGAATGCTTTGTTATTATACATCCAATTACGGAAGGATGTCTGTTAAGGGAACTACACTTACTGGATTTGATTTTGGTGAACAGCGGAGATTGAGAAAGCCTGAAGAAATTTTACCAATTATTACCAAAGCTCGGAAAGGGCAATGGGTTAAAACGTTTGAAAAGAATGTTAAGACAGTTGGTACTAGAGGAACGGGTAGGTTTAATGATACTACCATAATATTAAAAATTTTTAAATAGAGGGAACTAACGTATGGTAATTAGGAATTTGAGTAAATTAATCGCAGGCATTTTATTAGTTACACCGATCCTTGCATCTTCCACCCCACAAAGCACAGAAGAAAATATTGCAGAAGGAGTTTATGAATTTCTTCTTGCAGAAATTGCAGCACAAAGAAATATTGAATTTCAATATCCATCAGACACAGTCCCGAAAGAGTTTGTTTTAGAATATAGAACGGGTTATGAATTGGCACTTCTACCTTACCCATGTCTTGAACAACCGGAACAGGCGTCAGATAAGTTTGCATCAACTATTATCCCAGACGCACCTCCAGAATTTTGGTATGCAGAGGTAAGAGATTTAGAGGGTGGTAGATCTGCGCATGGATGTTGGATTAAACGACGTTTCAAACAGGCTGAAGTTGTATTTACTCAAATTATAATTCCAGAAGGTGACGGTAAAGCTTATCTAGACTTTAGAAACGAAACTAAGGAATTTACTGCTAGATATTAGCAAAAAAACAACAAAGTGAAAATAAACCTTGACTTTTGTTTATAATACTGTATAATAGTATATGTAGAGTTGGTTAATTGAGAAGGAAATAAAAAATTATGGCATATATATCTGCAATAGAAGTTAGAGAAATTCGTAATGAACTTAAGAGTGCATTTCCAAACACTAAGTTTAGGGTGCGGAAGAATTCAGACTCATCTACAGTTCGAGTTGCAATTTTAAAATCAGATTTTAACTTTGCTGAAGAGATGGGTGAAAATACTGACGTTAATCATTATTACATTAGAGATCATTTTACAAACAAAAAGACTGTATCTCTATTTGAAAAGATGATTGATATCATTAAAGGAGCGCCAGCTAAGGTAGAAGGTGGGAGAGCTTGGTTTGATGATTCTGACCCAATGACTGACTACTTTAATACTGCCTACTATATGAGTCTTGAGGTTGGTGAGTGGAATAACCCATTTAAATTGGTAAAATAGGAAAGATATGAAGAATAAATTAATAATGGTTGATGCTGATGGAGTCCTTCTCGATTGGGAGTGGGCCTTCAATTACTAAAACCGGATGTATATGCCATTGGTGAGGCGTATGGAGTAGGGTCTAGAGCTGGCAGGAAACTGGTTGTTGAGTTTAATAACTCAGCGAATATTGGGTTTCTAAGTCCACTACGAGACGCAGTTAAATACGTAAAGAAGCTCGGTGACCTTGGTTATCGCTTCCACGTGATTACTTCACTATCACTTAACAAGAATGCACAGAAGCTTAGAATTCAAAACCTTGAAGAATTGTTTGGTAAGGTCTTTGTTGACTATACAATTCTTGATACGGGTGCGGATAAAGTCTACGCCCTGAATGAAGTTGAAAAGAAATATCCAGGTGAAAATTTATACTGGATTGAAGACAAACCAGAGAACGCCGATGTCGGTGAAGATTTGGGCTTTGACCCTATTGTTATGGGGCACCCTCATAATAAAGATTATGAAGGTAAACGTGTACTTAATTGGAAGGAAATTTACAACTACATTGTGAATTGATTTAGGAAGAGTGGAGAATGACTACAGTAAAAGTAAAAGATAATGAGGGGTTTGAAACTGCAATGCGTAGGTTCAAACGTTTAATCGAAAAAACAGATCTGATTAATGACTTAAGGTCTCGAGAGTTTTACGAAAAACCTACATGGAAACGTAAAAGGAAAGCTGCATCTGCTGTTAAACGAGATAAGCGTAGACTCAAAAGTCAGGAGCTACCAGAAAAGTTTTACTAGGAGAGTTGAGTATGAGTTATTCAGCGAAAGTTTTAGATCATTACGAGAACCCACGTAACGTAGGTTCCCTAGATAAAAATGACCCATCTGTTGGTACTGGCATGGTCGGTGCGCCAGCTTGTGGTGATGTAATGAAATTAATGATTAAAGTAGGAGCTTCTGGTGTGATTGAAGACGCCAAGTTCAAGACCTATGGTTGTGGTTCAGCAATAGCTAGTTCAAGCCTAGTAACAGAAATGTTAAAAGGCAAGACACTTCGAGAGGCTGAACATATAAAAAACACAACGATTGTTGAGGAGCTTGCGCTACCACCAGTAAAAGTTCATTGTTCTGTATTAGCAGAAGATGCAATTAAAGCTGCAATTGCGGATGTAAAAGGTAAGCAATAAAAGCAAAGTACAGTCAATAATGCTGTACACAAATCCTTATTTGGAGAGGATACACTCTTTGGGCATAAAGTTCAACGAGATCGCACGAAGTACAAAAGAGAACAAAATAATATTATAGTAAAGGTGAATGAAAATGAAAATGAATAAATTAGTTATTGCAATGTTAATTACGCCAACAATGGCATTCTCTGAAGTTGTTACGGTTCCAGTAACATCAGTTGAGCCTGTATACACATCAGTTAGAGTGAAAGGTGTTCCAACCAGAACATGTACAGAACGTGAAGTTACTGTCAATCGAGATAGGTCTGATAACATTAATGTTACGGGTGCAGCAGTTGGAGCTCTCGTTGGACATGTAATTGGTCGAGCTGCATCTGGTAATGACGGAACACGGATTCTATCCACAATCGCAGGTGGCGCAATCGGTAATAAAATTGGACAGAATTCTGATAATAAATCTAATACTCGAATTATGAATGATTGTGTTGTTCACGAAAACTATACAACACAGAATGTAATCAGTTCGTATAAGGTTAAGTATAAACTTGATGGGTATGAACGATTGGTGAGATTTAGTTATGATCCGGGTTCTACTATCAAGGTTGATGTAAAAAAAGTATACACCGTTCTAAAATAGTAAAGGAATTATATGGAAACAGGAACAAACATCAATTTCACTGCAGCTGCAGCTCGTAGAGTAACAACTCTTCTTGAAGATGAGGATAACAAAGAACTTAAACTTAGGGTATTTGTCTCTGGTGGTGGATGTTCTGGATTTCAATATGGGTTTACTTTTGATGAAGAGGTTGCGGAAGACGACCGAGAGGTAGAGAAAGATGGTGTTACTCTACTAATTGACTCTGCAACATACCAATACCTAAACGGATCTGAAATTGACTATACCGAATCTATTTCGGGCTCCCAATTTACAATTCGTAATCCAAATACCACCTCTACATGTGGGTGTGGTTCATCATTCGCAGTTTAATTTGAAGGAAGCGTGGCAGAGCGGTTTAATGCTACAGTCTTGAAAACTGTCGTGGGTCTCCACCCACCGTAGGTTCGAATCCTACCGCTTCCGCCATTCAGAACTTTTGTAATTCGTATAAATATAAACATGGAAAATTATTTTGGTAAAAATGGGTTCGTATGGTTTGTCGGTGTAGTCGAAGACAGAATGGACCCAGAAAAATTAGGTAGAGTTAGAGTTAGAGCTCTCGGTCATCACACCGTCGATAAAGCTGCTATCCCAACAGAGGATCTTCCGTGGTCTACTGTTATGTCACCAACAACAAACCCGTCAATGGACGGCCTTGGTACAACTCCGCCGTTTCTTGTAGAGGGTTCGTGGGTATCAGGTTTCTTCCTCGACAAGTTTAAACAAGATATGGTTGTTGTTGGTACACTTCCAGGTTTTAATACAACACTCAAGACTGAAAATAAGGAATATCTGAAAGCACAAGGTTTTAGAGATCCAACGGGTAATTATCCTAGGAACATAGAACCAGATACTAATAAATTAGCTCGTGGTGATTTTGCGGAGTATCATGATTCATTATTGATACGAAGGATGTATAGGATAACTGATGTCCCCAAGGCAACTAAGGCTTATGTACCAACGGTTGGTGGTGCTGACGGAAATAACGAAACCCGATCGTCTTGGGATGAACTTCCACCGAAGTCTAATACCTATACAAAATATCCATATAACCATGTTTCTGAATCAGAGTCTGGTCATGTAGAAGAGATTGATGATACTCCTGGTGGTGAAAGGTTAATGACATACCATCGCTCTGGTACATTTGAAGAAATTCATCCGAATGGGGACAAAGTAGTTAAAGTAATTGGTTCGGGGTTTGAAATAACTCTTGAAGATAAGAATGTACTGATTGAAGGTGCATGCAATATTACAATATCTGGCGATTGTCGACAACTTGTGAAGGGTGACTACACTCTTGAGGTTGAAGGTGACATGTCTACTAAAGTTCATGGCTCTTCATACACAAAAACTGGTAATAACTACTTCGAAATTATAGGATCGAAATCTTCTAATATAAATGGTTCAGAGTACGAAAACATTGGTGGTTCCTCTACTGTAACTACTGGCTCTACATTCACTATGACAAATGGTGGTAACCATATAGTAACCGCTCCAAGGATTGATTTAAACTAATGGCAAATAAATTAGCTACAAATAACGCAGTTGCTGGTAATATCTCAATAGAAACATTTGAGATGGAGTCTCTTCGTGGTAAGATTAAGAGTGATATATCATCAAGGTATATTAAAAACAGTAATCAATCAATACCAAAAGTTTCTGATGCCTCAACTCTTCAAGAAAAGATATATGATTCATTGTCTATACCTAAGTATTACTCTGAAGTTAAGACTATTGAGGATACAGACTCGACAAATGATGCGTCTGCTATAGCATACCCCTCTACTGAGAAATTGGCATTTGAGAGAATACGTATTGGTACTGAATATTCCGTTATGGATCCAGCACTCCAAGCAGAGATTATGGCACTCCCATCCGCAGAGTTTGGATTCGG